TGGTTATGGAGAAACTAAAGGATGGTGGAAGCAAGGTGGTACTGGACACGAATATGCATGGGCAACTCAATCATGGTCTGGTTGGAACTCTCCTCCTGGAACTGATGGAACTAACAAAACTTGGAACTCTCGTTTAGGTTATGGTTATTGGAATACTGGAGGTGGTTATTCAACTAACTCTAACATGTCCAGAAGAGATGATACTACTGGTTCTGAATTAAATCAAACTGGTAAACCAGGAGCTACTGGTGAGGAAACATTCTTTGGTGGTATGACTCACGGATTCATGGTTGGTATGTACAACGGTAGTCAGAATAATACTGGAGGCCAAATGGATTTCTCTACTCATTCATTTGGATGGAATGGCAGTCTTAATTCTCAGGGAACACCTGGAAGAGCATCTGGTGCTGCTATAGAATATGGTACACTAGGTTCAGGATACACAGGAGTTTAAACATGACTAAAAAATATTTCATTGGTAAACTACCAAACACAGCAAAATTAGCTACTTATCAACCAATTAATTCTATTCTTGATTGGCAGATCTTCACATTAGATTCTACTGATGTACCTGGCATTGAGTCTCTATGTGATAGAACAGTTGAGATCGATAAAGAAATGGGATTCTTTGGAGCTAGAAGTTTAGGTGACATTCGTTCTACCATTAAAGTTCCTACTGATGAGTTAAAAACTGAAGCAGATTTTGATAATCTGACTTATGAGGATATGGCACCTGAAGGTGCAAAAACACCAATTCCAGTGACACAAAAAAGATATAATACTATTCTAAGAACTATGAAGTTCATAGCAAAGTTGATTATCGAACAAACTTTTGAACAAAGATTTTTATCTTTAGATGACGGTGTTACTGCACTAGAGAAAAAGACTTGGGAATATCAAGCTGATGATGTGGATAATGATAACGATTATATTATTAGAGAGCTAGCAACTGCTAAAGGTTCTAATGTACAGAGTCTAAAAACACAGATTAAAGAAAAGAGAACTGCTTACGATAGAAACGTAAAAGCACTTTATATTAAGTGTGCAGAACTAAAGAAAGAATTTTCAGATTGCGATACTATTAGGAAGATAAATAGATTATATGAGAAGTATCTCGGTCTTCCAATGCCAGAACAACAGGCAGTAGAAGAAAATAAATTCACCCTTGATAATAACACGGGTGTTTACATTAGAGAAGAGGTAATTCCAGGCATCAAATTCTAATCATTATTTTTTGGATTTATTATGAGCGTTATTTCAGAGGAAGAGATCAAGGATATCGCCACTAGGGTATCTCTTGGTATGTCGAAGAATCAAATTTTAGACTATGTGATTAAATCACATGTTACTGCAGATAGACAGTTAAAACAAGTTTTACTAGAGATAGAGAATAGATCACATCAATACGAAAAAATGATCCTTGATGAAAAGAAAGGAGATATTCGTTTGCGTAGAGATAAAGAGACAGTAAAGAAACTCAAAGAAGATCCTGATCATGATCCATATGAACTTGAATTTGCTGAAGCTGAAGTTGAGTTTGCTGAACTCGATAAAGAAATGTGGAATAGAAGAAAAGGTCAAGCACAATATGAGCTACAAGTTTTTCTAGATTATATTTTAGAAAGAAATTTAACAAAAGACGATTTATTAAAAGCAGTTGAATGGAATTCTGAGGATGAAAGAAAGTATTGGATTGCAAGACTTGGTAAACAAGCTGCTCTAGAAATTATTGCAAATGGTAGAGTTGGCACTGGTAATATGGATTCTATTGCTATGATGTCACAAGAAGATCAAGTTGGTATTCTTGATGTTGCATCTCAGTATTCTTGTTTGATGAAAATTTCTATGGACAAGATTCAAGGAAAAACAGAAAAGTATTTCCAAGCTTATGCTGAATCTCCTGAAATTAATGTTCCTACATTCCATGGTGTAGAAAACAATCTTAATATCCCTCTCCTAGATAAAATTCGTGATGAACTCAATGAAAAGCGTCTTCAGTCTTCCGATCAATCCAAAGATTGATAAAAAATTTGCTGAGGAAAATTTTATACCATTCCTCATTGAGCACAAACATTTAATCTACGATCTTTATTTTACCTGTCGCATTCCTCCTTTTAGTCAGGATGCGATGGGTGATATTTTTGTGGTTGATCCTATCAGTGGAACCACAAGAAATGCATTGTTTATTTCTCAAGAGACAGGTATTCCCTTGTCAGCTACATTTAATAATATATGGATTAGACCTGATCAGGAAAACTTAAATTTGTGGATAGAAAATTTTAAACCTTTGTATGATAAAGGTGTTCGTATTGTAACGTTACCTCATACAACATGGGTTTCTTCAGGTCAAATTCAAAAAGAATTTCCTGAACTGTTTATTAAAAATACAATTCTTAGAGAAGTTACAAAAGCAAATGAAATTGTTGCTTGTGCTAGAGCAGGATTTCATTACATAAATCTTGATAGAGATTTGATGAGAGATAGAGATGCTCTTAATAGAATTATTGAAGCAAAAGAATATTGTGCATCTATTGGTAAACCAGTAAAATTATCATTACTAGCTAATGAAAATTGTTGGGGTGGATGTCCTATCATGCCAGAACACTATCAGTTTAATTGTACTAGAACTGATGGTCCTCAGTATTTTAATGACGAGATTAGTAGAGTATCTTGTTCTACTTGGGATGCAACTGAAGCTTCTACATCTCTTAGAGCAGCAAACATTCCTCCATGGAAAGAAGACTGGGAAGAGTTTATTGATTTAGGTATAGATGTATTCAAGATGCATGGTAGAGAAAGTTCTTTAAGATTGATGGAGTCTATGGACATCATCAAAAGATGGAATGATAATGAGGAAATTCTTTTCCCAAATATGAATGTGTACATGGAAGATCTTAATATGAAAGATCGACCAATTGATGTCTGGAGAGATAAAATCAAAAACTGTAAATTTGATTGTTGGGAATGTAATTATTGTGATACAGTTGTTGAAGCACACTTGAAAAAACAAGAAAGAGTATGTCATCCATTCGTAACTAGATGCTTAGATTCTATTGATAAAGCTGTCGAAGGAGATTCAAAATTTAATCATAAGATTCAAGGTCTTACTTCTGATAAGGTAAGACACTTCCTTAATAATCTTTGTTCTTATGAAGATACTAAGTATCTAGAGGTTGGGGTATATAATGGCAGCACATTCTGTGCAGCAATTCAAGGTAATGATATTACTGCATATGCAGCAGATCATTGGCGTGATGTAGATATCAAACCAATTAGAGATGACATTCCATGGGAAGATCAAGAGGGATCTATAGAAACATTCATTGAGAATGTAAAATCTGTGTGGACAGACGATAGTAATATTGCAATTCTTAATGGAGATATTCGTGAAGCTACAGAAGAGAATCTAGATCAAAAAGTAAATACTATTTTCTATGATGCAGATCACGAATTAAATTCACAGAAGAGTTGCCTGAATCATATTCTTCCATATACAGAAAATGAATTTATATTAGTTGTTGATGATGCAAACCTTGATGGTGTATTAGCATCAACAAAAGATTTTATTTCTGAAAATAATATCACAGTTTTATATGAAAGAAGTATTCTTACTGGTGAAATTGAAGATGTTAATTCTTGGTGGAATGGCGTAAATATTTTTGTACTTAAAAAGAATGAATCTAACTGACATTTTTCCTAAAGCTATTGGTAGAGAATCTTACCCAGATTGTAATGACTTGAAGAAACAAGTTATTGAGATGATGGAAGGTGAAGATATGATCACCAATAGAATGAATGATAAACTATATCACTATGACAACACATCTGGTAGATCATTTTTACACAGAGAAGAAATGTCAAAATTCAGGAAATGGTTAGAAGATCAATGCACTTCTTTTGTTGCTGATGATTTGGGATATGAAGTTCCAGAGAAAATGGTTATTACTGATAGTTGGTTGAATTTATGTGATGCTGGTGGGAATCAGTATCCACATTTTCATACTAATGCATATATTTCAGGAACATATTATGTTTCTCATGAAGAAGGACATGCACCATTATTTTTTAGACATCCAAGTGGTTCTACTCATTCACCATTACCATCAATTTCATTGAAATCAAATATGAATAAATTGGGTAAATATAATTCTGATGTTATCATGTATCCTAATGAAGGAGAGTTGATGCTATGGCCATCCAACCTCACTCATGGGTATTCTGAAAACAGAAAAGATGGTAGAATTTCCATCTCTATGAATTTCATGCCGTCATTAATCATTGACGACAAGTATTCATATAGGGTTTCTCCAACCTGATAAATACAGTATACACTATCATATTTGATCATGACCATGGATCCTGAACAGCTGAAAAAGAATTTTGAAGAGCAGATTGCTACTACAGATAAGCAGATTCGTGAACTAGAAGAGAATCTAGCTAAAGCAAAGGAATATAAAATTAAACTCACAGGTGGTTTAGAAACTATTGGACTACTTGCAGGAGAAGCACCAGAAGAAGCACCTCCAGCACCCCCTACAGAGGCACCAGCAGAATAATCCCTAAATATAAAAGAAGGGATTATTGTGTGAAATGGCATCTCCAAGTTCAAAAGCAGAATTAATTACATATGCTAAGAGGCAATTAGGTGAACCTGTCTTGCAAGTTAATGTAGATGATGAGCAAGTAAACAATGTAATTGACGACACGTTTCAGTTCTTTCAGGAGAATTGTTATAACGGAATGGAGAGATGTTATCTCGTACATGAGATAACTGCAGATGATAAAACTCGTCTTGCAGCAAATACAACTACAACTAAAGTTGAAGGAGCAGTAACTACAAGTTGGGATGAAGCTACAAATTATATACCTATACCAGCTCATGTAACTGGTATCACTAGGGTTTTTGGAATGGTAGGTAACTCTATTCGTTCTAACTTATTTGGTATTGAATATAGAATGTTCTTAAATGATTTGTATGCTTTTGGATCCCTTGATATCTTAAACTACTATATGACCAAGCAATATCTAGAGACTCTAGATATGGTTTTAAACAATGGTTCATTCCAGCAGTTTAGATACACAATGCGTCGTGATCGTTTGTATCTTGATATAGACAAAGACTTCCTACAAGAAGGACAGAGTTTATTGATAGAGGCTCATCGTATGATTGATCCTACAGATGCAACCGAAATGTACAATGATAGATTTGTTAAGTTATATGCTACTTCATTGTTGAAGAAACAATGGGGTCAAAACTTAATAAAGTATAACAATGTGCAGCTACCTGGCGGTGTAACACTTAATGGTAGGGAGATATATACAGACGCATTAGCAGAAATTGAGAAAATCGAAAGCGAAGTTCTCAGTAAGTATGCTATACCACCAATGGATATGATCGGATAAAATGCCTACAAGTCCCTATTTTCCAACATACTATCAAGGTCACAGTGGCGAACAAGGTCTCGTTCAGGATCTTGTGGATGAGCAAATCAAACTGTTTGGTACAGATATTTACTATATCCCCAAGATAGTCCTACAAGACAGCACTTTGGATGAAGTTAGATACACCAAGTATCAAGAACAATTCCAAGTTGAAATGCTGTTGCAGAATGTTATGGGTTTTGGTGACAATGCTGAATTTATATCTAAGTTCGGTTTAAGAATTACAGACGAAATTATCTTCCGTGTCTCTACTAGAAGGTGGGATGAAGAAGTAGCAGAGCATAATCCAACCTTAACTTTGGATAGTAGACCCAATGAGGGAGACTTATTATACTTCCCATTAACACAAGATATTTACGAAATTAAGTTTGTTGGTAAGGAAGAACCATTCTATCAGTTTGGTAAGATTCAATTTTATGCTATCACTGCTGAAATCTACGAGGTTGGTCAAGACGACTTTGATACTGGTATTGCAGAGATTGATGCAGTTGAACAACTCTTTGACAATGCTATCAAGTTGGTTATGGATCCTGGTGGATCAGGAGACTTTACTGTTGGAGAGGAAGTTGTTGGTGATGAGTTCTTAGCTAAGGCAACATCTGCTATAACAGGAGATGCTGTTTCTGGTATTACAATTTCAGATGGTGGAGCACATTACAAAGTTGCTACACCACCATCAGTAACTATCACTGGAGGAGGTGGTACAGGTGCAACTGCAACTGCTACTGTTAGTGCTACTGGTATTGTTAATGCTATAACTATCACTGCTGGTGGTTCTGGATATACATCTGCTCCTACTGTTACTATTGACTACTCACCTAAGGACAATAGAGCAGAGGTCAAGTCTTGGGATGCAGCAACCAGATCTCTTCAAGTCATTAATAGAACTGGAACGTTTACTACTGCTGAGGTTATTACTGGTTTAACTTCAAATGCCAAGTGGAGTCCAGAGACATTTGACACTCTAAATAACGTCAACAGCAGTTACGATCAAAATAGAGAGATCGAAAATGATGCTGATAATATAGTGGATTGGACTGAAGGTAATCCATTTGGTGAGTTTGGTAATTTTACAGGTAGTATCTAATGTTAGGATCACATTTTTACAATCAGATTGTTCGTAAGAACATCATTGCATTTGGAACACTCTTCAACAATATTACTCTGAAGAGCACAGATCCTAGTGACGGTACTGTTCTTGAAGAGATGAAAGTACCATTGGCATATGGTCCTAAGCAAAAATTTATTGTTAGATTAGAAGAGAACGCATCTAATAGAAAAGTAGCAATCACTTTACCACGTCTCTACTTTGAGATGACTAGTATTGATTATGATGCTACCCGTAAGACATCACCTATTCAAAAATATAAAACTATCATTGATGGTAATGGTGGTGAGGTAAGAGTACAGTATGTTCCTGTTCCTTACAATCTAAGTTTTGAACTAGGAGTAATGGCAAAGTCACAAGATGATGCTCTACAAATTACTGAGCAAATATTGCCGTACTTTCAACCATCGTTCTCTATCACACTTAACATGATTCCTGATATGAATGAGAAGCGTGATGTTGCTGTTGTTTTAAACAATGTTAGCTATGAGGATGAATGGGATGATAGTTTTTATGAGCGTAGATATATCATCTACACACTAAACTTTACAATGAAGTCTTATCTATATGGTCCTTACAATACCTCAGACGTTATTAAGAAAGCAATCATCCATGAAACTATTGGTGATCTTGCAGTTAATCGTAGAGCTATTACAAGAACATATACACCAGTTGCCAAGACTGATATTAATCAGGATGGTAATATAGATGCAGCAGATACAGCTATATTAGATGCTGGTGATGACTTCGGATTTAATGAGGGGATTGAATTCTTATGAATACTCTAGAAGATAATATGGAAAACATACTTAACATTGATGTTTCTGATACACCTGAAAATGGATGTACAACTAGAAAGGATCAACTTAAGGATGTTACTGTAGACAGAGATAAAGATTATGAATATACCCGTGGGGAATTATACTCACTCATAGATAAGGGTCAGGAGGCAGTACAAGGGGCGTTAGAGGTCGCTCAGGAGTCAGGGCATCCAAGAGCATATGAAGTTGCTGTAGCGGCAATGAAGCATGTCGCAGACATGACTGATAAACTTGCTGACCTACATAAGAAAATGAAGGATTTAGATGCAGAAGCAAAAGGTCCTTCTAAAGTAACCAACAATGCTATGTTTGTAGGTTCTACAGCAGAGCTACAAAAAATGCTCAAAGAAATGGGCGGGGGTAAACGCTAATGGCCAACATGGATTATGCTAGAAGAGATTACGATAACACATTATCTGATCCTCAACCTGGCAGCACAACTGTTAATCATTTTTCTGGTAACGAGGGATGGGCTACTAGACAATATAAGGATTGGAATGCTGATTATGTAGCAAGAAATCCTAACAATTCCGCACGAACACCTGGTACATTTCAGGCAAGAAACACTGATAACACTACAAGAACACCTGCAGCATACCAAAGACATGGTGTAACGAATAGTGCTATAGAAGCATAAAGTGCATAAATAACAACACTTAGATCTACAACCCACTGTGTAGTTTTTGTGGGGCGGTCATAAGTGAAGCATTTTAAACCACAATGGATATCAATAAGGAACTCAACGAAGTTCAGAAAAAGATAGACGATATTAAAAAAACTCAGGAGAATATCCAGAGACTTCAAGATTTACAAGAGAAACAAAACAAGAATAAAGGACTGAAACCTTTTAGTCATAACTACGAAATGATTTGAAAGGGTGACATAAGACGAAAAAAATTGTAAAATTGGTGTAAAATTGAAAATCATACCTATAATTAGGTATTAGATATTGTTATACATATGAGACTTAACGAAGATGATGTTGCTCGTTTGGTAACTGCTTGTAAGTTATCTCAAGAGAATACTGGTTCCGAATATATTTGGGATGAGTATCAACGCATCATAGAAAAGTTACATAAATTATGTGAACAAGGTTACTGTTCTATAAGCAAATGAAATTTATTCTTACAATTTTAGCTACATTACTTTTCGCAGTTCCAGCTTGGGCTGCTGAGATACAAATGGGTGCTGGTGGTATGCTAGTATTTGAACCCTGTGAACTAACAGTTAATGTTGGAGACACAGTTACGTTTGTAAATAACGAACTGCCTCCACACAATGTTATCTTTGCAGATCACGATGAACTATCACATGGAGACCTAGCGTTTTCACCTGGTGAAAGT